TTATGTCTTGCAATGCCGACTTTAATCGGCATTATTCAACAAGTGCAGCAAGCCTTGTCGGCCCGCTGCTGCGTTACTGACCGCCATTAAAAGCCGATGTTTTCCCCATCGGCTTCCAACAGGAGACTGAACTATGGGTAAACAGACCTGGACGAAGGCCAGAATCAAATGCGCCCTTGAGGAGAAAGGCATGACCATGTCCGGTCTTGCCGATCTCAAGGGGATCGATCCGGGAAATTTCCGGGCCGTCTGGTCGCGCACCGTTCGCCCTGCAGAACAAGCGCTTTCCGAGTTTATCGGGGTTGCCTGTGGCAGAGCTTTTTCCCGGATCGCTATCCCATCAGGAAGTCTCGTCTCCTTTCTAAGGAGAATGAGGCCCTGATTGCCAGAGAAAAAGCGCGTCGTGCCGCTGACAAAGGACGCGTCGCATGAGTGCGGTTTTTGTCAAATTCGGCCCGGCCTGTTGACCTGTCGGCGTCTGCATTGATGGACGAGGCTAATACCGTCACTGGCGTTATCGGCGNNTTTTGCGCCCCGCGCGGCACGCTCGGCGCGACTGACCTGAGCCGCGCCATGATCGCGCTGACCCGGCATCGTGATTGGTTGGTGGGACTTGCCAACATTGCGAGGCTGAAGGCTGAAATCCGAGATCTTGAGCGGATCTGTGAAGACGTGTGCTCTGAGTTCGACAGGGCCGCCGCGTTTCAAAACTTAGCCTGCAGAGAGCGAGCAGGAACGTCGGAGGGGTGCATGATGCGGAGACTGATCATCGACGCGCTGCGTGCCATCGAACTTGAGGATGNNGTGGGGGCGGTCGATGCTGGCCGTGCTGACGGTTGCCCTAGTCTATATCACCTTTGCTTTCGGGTTTTGAGGATGCGGGTACGGTTATCGTGGAGGCATATTGATGTCCTACGAGTCCGATCAGAAAAAGGATGACCCATCGCCCTGCTTGGGTTTCCTTTTGCTGCCCCTGGCGCTGGCTGGCATCGCCTTTTGGGCTTTGATCTTCTGGTCACTGGGGGTGGCTGTGATGATCGGTAGCGCAAATCGGCGCAGTTCCACCATGCCGATCCATCCTTCCGCTGCACAGATTTTCCAGCTGACCGCGCAGCATCTTCGGTTGGTGGCGACGATGAAAAACATCTCATGTCGCGCACGCACATCTTCTTCGGCGATCTGGGTCGCCGTTGAAATCGACACCGCGTTGGCGGAGTTGCCAATCAACGGCAATCCCGCGGCCGCGGAATAACAACACTTTGAGGAATAGAGGCAAGCAGTGACGACTGATAGTTTTCTGACGATCCCGGTGGCGGAGATCGTGGTTCCGAACAACCGGGCGCGCGATCTGGATCCAGCCTGGGCCGAGGCCCTTGCCGCGATCATCCGTGCGCAGGGCCTGCAAAACCCGATCACCGTGCGCGATACCGGCGGCAAATACACGCTTGTGTCGGGCTTGCACCGACTGGAGGCTTATCGGCTTTCAGGCACGGGTGACATTTCGTGCACCCTGTCCAGCGCGACAACGGAGGACGCGGCGCGGCTGGAAGAGGTGATGGAGAACCTTGGCCGGGCCGAGTTGATCGCGCTGGACCGCTGCCATCACCTTTATGAGCTGAAGCAGGTTTACGAGCGGCTGTATCCCGAAACCAAAAACGGTGGGAATAAAAACGTCAAGAAGGGTCTAGAGGATACCAGAACGAAAAGTTTTCGTTCTGGATCACCCCGCGAATTTTTTTCGTTTACTTTCGATATTGCCCAGAAAGTAGGGCTTTCGCAGCGTGCAATTCAGATCGCCGTCAAGATCTGGACCCAATTGACGCCCGACTCGCGCCTCCGGCTGAAGGGCACGGATCTTGCCCGCAAGCAGACCGAACTGACCGCGCTGTCCGAATTGACGGCGGTACAGCAGGCCGGTGTTCTGGCGCTGATCCTGGGGGATGATCACGAGGTTGACAGTGTAGCAGCGGCGCTGGTGCTGCTGAATGACGGTGCGTTGCCGGATGCGCATGAGCGCAAGTTCTCGGCCGCCTGCCGCACGTTGTCTGCGCTTGATGACCTATTGTTCGAACGGGTTCTGATCGCCAATGAAGAGCGCGTCATCGCCTCTTTGAAAAGCCGGGGGCGGATCTGAGATGGCCCGGCACCGCGACCCTTTGACGAAAGACCTGTTCGACTGGCAGCCCCCGAAAGTGGCCGTCGGCTACAGCGCTGACGTCATTGGGCGCGGGCGCCTGGACAACAAGATCGCCCGGATCATCGCCCATGCGCTGCGGGACGCCCGAGAAGAGGGGATGACCCGTGCTGCGGTGTCGCGGGGTCTGAGCGACTTTCTGGGGCGGCCGATCTCAGAGGCAATGCTGAACAAGTGGTCCTCTGAGGGATCGGAAGACCACCGGATCCCGCTGGATGCGTTCATTGGGCTGGTTCAGGTGACCGGGGCGCGTGACCTGCTTGGGTTTGTGCCGGGCGAGTTCGGCCTGACGGTCATCGAGGATGAATATGCCGAGCTGATCCGGCTGCACATGATCCGCGAAAAGAAAGCCCAGCTGGACGCCGAGGAGCAAATGCTCATGGCGCGATGGAAGGCAAAGAGATGAGAGATTTTCAGGAAGGTCAGCATTGGTTCACGGCCCGCGAACTTGCGGAGATTGCCAAGGCACGGGGTTTGATCAGGTTTCCGCAGACAGAGCGTGGCTGGCAGATCCATGCAAAACGTGCCGACTGGGGCGCGCCATCGACCCTGTCACGAAAGCGCAGCGGCCAGAAAGGCGGCGGCGGGTTCGAGTATCATTTTGCTATTTTGCCGCAAGAGTTGCAGGGCGCCATCGTATCAATTGAAGGGCGCGCCGAGCAGGTTGAATTGCAGCGCCGGGCCCTTGAGACGGCGCGGGCGACGCTGGATCACCTGACGGCCGCCGACGCGCTGAAGATCCATGGCATGCCAGCGCGTCAACGCGACGTGATGAATGCCAGGTCCGAGGTCCTTCTGGCGATCGAAGGATATGGTGCTGCCAAGGGAGAGGCCCGTGCCTGGGCTATCCGGATGTTTCTGGAAGCGCAAACTACCTATGAGGTGCGCTTGGAAGTCGAAGCGCGCCGCGAGGGTGGCGAGCGGTTGACAACCGATGAGGCCATGTCCCTGGCGCACCCGTTGCTCTTGTGTGCGCATGACGGGTTTGGGCTGTCCCCGGAGCGCCTATCCCTTGCAAATGACCGACGTGGCAAGGCGCATATTGGCCGATCAGCAATCTATAACTGGTTCAAAGATCGTGATGAGCGCGGCCTGATCGGTCTGGCCCCTGCCGCAACCAAGAGCGCCGCCCCCATCCCGCCGGGCTTCTCCGGGTTTTTGAAGTTCTACGCCCGCCCGACAAAGCCAGCGGCGACGGATGCGTTGCGCGAGTATATGAAAACCGTCACCGACCCGGCCATGGCCCTGACCCTGGATCAGGTGCGTCATGTCATGCGCGTAAAGCTGAATAATATCGAAAAGGAGGTTGGGCGCGAGGGGATTTTGACACTTCGGTCGCGTCTGGCCTATGTGTCGCGCACGACCGAGGATATGTGGCCCACCACGATCTACACGGCCGACGGCAAGACATTCGACGCCGAGATCGCCGACCTGGTGACCCGTCGCCCGATGCGGCCGGAAATCACCACGGTACTGGATGTCGTCACGCGCAAAGTCGTCGGTTATTCGGTGGCGCGGTCGGAAAACCAGCGCTCAGTCGCCGAGGCGTTGCGCAAGGCCTGCTCGGCCAACGGCATTCCGGCAATCTTCTATGTTGACCGTGGGCCTGGCTACAGGAATGCCGCGCTCGATGCCGATATCAGCGGTCTGATGGGGCGCCTGGCGATTACCAAGATGCATGCGGCCCCCTATGGCTCGCAAGCCAAGGGGCGGATCGAGCGGCCCAACGCGACGATCTGGGACGTCCTGGCAAAGCGGCTGCCGACATATATCGGCCGGGATATGGACAAAGAGGCCGGCGACAAGGTCCACAAGCTCACCCGCCGCGAGATGCGGGAGTTTGGTCAATCCAAAATCCTGCCGAGTTGGGATGAGTTTATCGCTCTTTGCGATGCGATGATCGCCGAGTACAACGATGCGCCGCATCTTGGATTGCCATATTTTACCGAACCGAAAAGCGGCAAGCGGCGTCATATGTCGCCAAACGAGGCCTGGGCGGCGCATGTGGCGAACGGCTTTGAGCCGGTCTTGGTTGATCAGGAAGAAGAGAACGACCTGTTCCGCCCCTACGAGATCCGCCAGAGTCGCCGCGCCGAGGTGTTCTGGAATGGAAACTCCTATTTCGATCACGCGTTGCAGCCCTATCACGACAAGAAGGTGATGGTCGGATACGATTATCATCAGGCAGACCGGGTGTGGGTGCGCGAGTTCGATGTAAAGACTGGACAGCCCGGCAGGCTGATCTGTGTCGCGCATTTCATGGCCAATGCCGAGCGCTACGTTCCGGTAGCATACGAGCAAAGCGCCCTTGAGAAGCGTGCCATGGGCCGCCTCCAGCGAAACGAGCGCAAGCGCCGGGACATCGAGGCCGAACGGGATAGCAATCTTCTGGAATTTCAACCCGAGGAGCCTGTTGCGTTCCAACAGGTCGCGCAGTCGGAGCCGATGCCGGACGCCCATAGCTTGCCAGAAGTAAATGACAAAACTGACGCAATCGCGGCTATAGCACCGCGCCGACGAGTGTTTCGATCGGACGAGGAACTGGCGCTATGGGCGCTCGAAAATCCGGATCAACTGAAACCAAACCAGATCGCGGTCTTGCGGGACTGCATGAGCAATTCGACAGCAAGAAAGCTGTTCCAACTATCTGGTGTCGACACGGAGGCGCTTAGAACCCTCCTCCGTGCCGTCGCCTGATCATTCAGAAACTTCCGTGATGAGGAATGAGGAGAGCATAGCATGAAACATACTTTTGTCGAGACAAGCAACGTCAGGCGCTTTTTGGGCGCGTTGAAGAAGGTCAATGATCGGGGTGCAGAAGAAGCGTGCATGGTCGTGGTGGATGGCAAGCCGGGCCTGGGCAAGACGGCAACGCTCAGCCGCTGGACGACGCAGACCGGCAGCATCTATCTGCGCGCCCAGAAGGGCTGGGATTACAGCTGGTTCATCCAGGACCTGCTGTCGGAAATGTCAGTTTCCTACCAAAGCATCCGCGGCAAGCGTGAACGCTTCGCCCGGGTTCTGCAGGAGCTGTCCGAGAGGTCCGAACTGGCGGCGCTCGAGGACAGGGTGTTCGGTCTGGTCGTCGATGAATGCGACCTCGTGTCGAATCGCGGTGAGATCATGGAGGCCATTCGCGGGATATCGGACCTCAAGTTCATGCCGACGATCCTTGTCGGGATGGGCTCGCTGCGCGATAACCTGCGCCGCTTCCCGCAGATCGAAAGCCGCGCCCCGAACAAGGTCGAGTTTCTGCCTGCCGTCATCGAGGACGTCCGCGCGCTGATCGAGGCCCGCTGCGAAGTCCCGGTCGCCCCCGACATGGTGGAATTCGTCTGGAAGGTCTCGAAGGGGTTCAACCGGGAAATCCTTGACGCGATCACCAATATCGAACGCTTTGGCAAGCGCTTCGACCATGACGCCGACGGCGTGACGCTCGCCGACATGGCCGGTCAGGCGATCATGAATGATCGATCGACAGGCAAGTTGATCAGTGTTCCGGGGGGTGTGTGATGGTTGACCGTCATCATCCTGGCAAGGCACCGTCAGGCGTTGTTGCAGATGTTGGCCGATGGCAGCTGCCGCTCCATCGCCCAATTGGAAAACGAGTTGGACCTGACCCGCCGTCAGGTTTCTGACGCGGCCTCCTGCCTGCTGCGCCGCGACTACCTGATGCGCATGGCGACTGGCTGCTATCAGCTTTCCGATAGTGGCCTGGCTGCCGCGGCGGCTGGCGAAGTGATCCGGTCGGGGCCCCGCGGCCCCACCAATAGCGCCCGGGAGTTTCAAAACACCCTGCGCCAGCGCGCCTGGCGGTCGATGCGCATCCGTCGTCGGTTCACGATCAACGATCTGATTTCCGATGCCGCTACCGCCGCGGATCGGTCGCCGACCGATAACCTGCATCGGTACCTGCGGGCGCTGAAATCCTGCGGTGTCATCGCGGAACTTCCCCGCCGCTCCGAGGGCGTCTGTGTCACCAGCAATGGCTTCAAGCGCTGGATGCTGCGCCGCGATACCGGGNCGCCGTGCGCCAGTTCACCGCGCCGCTCTCGACCTCGTTCATGACTTCAATACGCAGGAAGATCTGCCATGCAAATGCGCCTGAACCTCGCCACCCACGGATCCAGAATGGCTGGACCTGCTGCGCCAGGAGGTCGAGAAGCGCGGCTCGATCGCTGCCGTCGCCAATGACATCGGCATGTCACGGCCATCTCTGTCAATGCTGCTCAGCGGAACCTATCCGGCGCGGCTCGACAAGGTCAGCGCGAAGTTCGGCTCGAAGATCATGGCAAAATACCGCAGCCAGGTGCTGTGCCCGTATCTTCTGACCGGGATCTCGGCCGAAGAGTGCCGGGCGTTTGCCGTGGCACCGATGTCGACGTCCAACCCTGAAAAGCTGCGCCACTGGAGGGCCTGCCGCCGCTGCCCGAATAACCCGGCGGAAGGGGCTTCGTCATGAACGGACGCTGGACCATGGACGAAATGCTGTCCCTTGCCGCCCGCGGCCTGGGCAAGGTCGACACGCTGGGATCGCGTGGCGCAACCAACATAAGCGTCAACGAAATCGAAGCGATGGCCGGTGCTCTGGCGGTGTTCGGCCTTGTTCCGATCGCGCCGGGCGCCCTGCCACCCGCCACACTGATCATCAACCTCGCACAAACCCCAACCAAGGAGGCCACTCATGGCTGATCTATCTCCCAACACGATCCCTCTCGGGGTCTTCGAAATCGACGGTGTGGCGCATATGCGCGATGCCAAAGGCGGTCTGCGCCCCGTTGCCCTGATCAAACCCACGGATCTGCTGATTGACGAACAGGTCCGCAAGATCATGGGTTTTGCGGTCGCGCTGAGCCAACAGCTTGGGCGCTTCAAGGGCCACACATTCGATGACCTGGGCGCATTGGACGCTCTGCTGGAGCAGGAATACGGCCTGAAAGTCGGCGGCGCCAAGGGCAACAAGACCTACATGACCTTCGACGGCCTGTTGAAGGTCGAGATTCGCGTGTCAGATCACATCGACTTCGGCCCGGAGCTGCAGGTTGCCAAGGGGCTGATTGACGAATGTCTCAACGAATGGGCCGCCGACAGCCGCGACGAGATCCGCACAATCGTCACCCGGGCCTTCAATACCGACAAGGAAGGCCAGATCAACCGGGCCGAGATCTTCATGCTGTTGCGGCTTGAGATCAAGGACTCGCGCTGGCAGGGCGCGATGCGCGCGATCCGCGACGCGATCCGGGTAGTGGGCTCTAAAACCTACATGCGCTTCCAGATGCGGGACGCATTTGACGGGGCCTGGAGCACGATCACCATTGATCTGGCCAAGGCCTGAGACACCTCCGGCCGGACATTCCGGTCGGTTCACCCAGGCACCGCACTGACGGGCCAACTTGAGGAGACTACCATGAGTATTTATTCCAAAACCGACATGATCAAGGACGTCGCGGTGGCCCTGAATTTCAACCAGACGTCGACACGCGATTTGATCGACGCTGTCATCGCCAAAATCACCGAGCGTGCCAGCGCAGGTGATACCGTCAATATTTCCGGCCTCGGCCGCTTTGCCATGAAGACCCGCAAGGCACGTATCGGTCGCAATCCCGCCACCGGCGAGCCGATCCAGATTGCCGAAAGCCGGGCGCTGGGGTTCAAGCCGTCCAAATCGAAGTCCTGAGCGAAACGCCCCCAATGGGGCGTCGTCGGGGTGTTGTGGCCCTGGCCTGAAGAGCAGCTGGAGGATAGCATGATCGGATTTTCCCTGAGATACCTGGCAGACGGTCGCGTCGAGCTGGGCGAGACAAAACCAACCATTGTCGGCGTATTCTATGCCCATGACCTGGCAGAGCATATGCTGGGATTGCTGAATTCCGGCGGGAAAGACCAGATAGCCCCGCCCGAGTTGCTACGAACGGCGACCCGCGCGATAAATCAGCCCACCCGGGACGATATGCCTGAGCCAGCTGCGGTATTGCCGCATGATCCCATTGTCATCGCAACGATGAGCGCTGCGGAAGAAGAATGTTTTGTTGCCGCCGTCAAAATCGCAGAAGCCGAGGCGTCCGGTTCCGTCGATCCGACCGCAGAAGATTGGAACGTCGCGTTCCGGGTCATCTCATCTGGAGAAAGCGTGAAGGACGTCGCCGAAGTGCTTGGGGTCGACTACAGGAAGTTGCGCGGAAAATACGCACAATGGTGCAAGCAAAAACCATCCAAGAGTCAGTCTGAGGCTGTCGCCATGCCTGATGCTTCGCTTCCATCCTCGCCCCAAGCGCCAGTCGTTGGCAACGCAAAACCACTCTGGTGGCGTCAGTCTGAAGCAATGCTGAATGCGCTTGGTTATAATGGTGATTGGTCTGCCAAACGCGACCTAAGTTTGGTGGAGGGACTGGCAAAAGGGCATCACCTGACTGTAGTTGCGGATGAGCTGGGTGTCGAGGTGAGCGTTGCAAAGGCGCGCTTTATCGCTCTCACGCCAGATGGCGTCACCATCAAAGGGCAAGAGCAGCTACTGGAAGTGCTGCGCTCGCGGGTGGCGTGATGTCAATCGGTCGTCAAGATAATGCAGCAAGATCGAGGACGCCGCAGATCTCAGCTGGTCTGGCAGGGGGAACGGAATGAACCACATCGTGATCATCAATATTGCCAAAAATCAATTAGGCATGGCTGAGGATGATTACCGGGCCATGCTTTTGCGCGTGACCGGCGAGGCATCACTGCGTGCCATGAGCGAGCGTCAGAAATTGTCGGTTCTTGACGAGTTAAAGAGGCTCGGATTCAAGGTGCGCGCGGGCAGCAAATCGCATCGGCCACAAAGTGAAAAGCCCTACGTCAGGCTAATCTTTGCGCTATGGGGCGATCTGAAGGCTCGTGGGATCTGGCGAGAGGCCAGTATCAAATCGCTGCGGACCTTCACCAAGAAGATGACCGGAGTCGATGACCCGGAATTCTTGTCTTACCCAGAGGCTACCACCGTCATCGAGGCGCTGAAAAAGATGAGGACCCGTTCAAATGCGGAGCCGACGCAATGACGTCGTTCCCCCGCACCGCTCTGGATCACGTACCCCCATCTCTCGTTGATGTCGCCGAAACTGTCGGTCTGAGCGCAGCTATAAAGCTGATGCAGCACTATGGTGGACAGGAGGTTCAGTTCCCGCGCCTCCCCCGTCGCAATCATGAAGTGATTTCGGTGCTTGGCGAAGAGGACGCGTATGCGCTATGTCATTTCTTGTCGGGTCAGCGGATCTATGTGCCGCATGGCCGCGCCCGCCGCTTCGCGACACCAGGTCGCTGACCCTGCAGCAGTCTGGTCGGGCGCGCCGAGACATCGCACGACTGCTGGGGATATCCCAGCGTCATGTGCGGCGGCTGGCAAATGAACCGCCCGAACAAATGCCACTTTTCCCAAACGACTAAACCCCCGGACAACCGTCCGGGGGTTTGCGTTTTCAACCCCATGCGATGCCTCAGAAAAATGAGAGGCTCCATGCAGACAAGAAAGACCAGCCCCGACGGTATCGGGTTTCTATATCGCCAGGAGGGCGTCGTTCTCAAGGCGTATCTCTGCCCCGCCGGGCGCTGGACTATCGGCCCCGGCCTGACTGCAGCGTCCGGAGTGATTGCACCCAAGGCAGGTATGACAATCACCGCCGCGCAATCTGCCGAACTTACCCGCTTGGCGCTGACGCACAACTATGAGCCAACCGTCAACAAGACGATGCCGGGCGCAAACCAATATGAGTTTGATGGTGCCATCAGTTTTCACTGGAATACCGGCGCTATTGCCAAAGCCAACTGGGTCAAACGCTGGCTGGCCCGCGACTGGCCGGGCGTCGAGCGTGGTCTCATGGCTTGGACCAAGGGCAACGGCAAAGTACTGCCCGGTCTGAAGCGCCGCCGCCAGGCGGAATTCGATGTCATCCATCGCGGATGGTATGGCATTGGCCCCACCAAGGGATCAACCGCGCCACAGAATGCCGTTTTTCCACTGCAAATGGCACTATATGAGCGTGAGGACACCCGTCTGGCGCTGATTAAGCTGGGCTATGGCGCGGGTGATGCCCGGGGAGTAGTCGCACGCAGCGCGGCCGAGGCGTTCCAGCGCGATCATGATCTGACGGTCGATGGCATTATCGGCCGGGCCACGCTCTCAACGCTGCAACGCCGGATCGACGCTGCTGCAAAAGCCACCCCTGCCGCTGCTGCAGCCGGGGCCACCGGCGGTGCGGCTGCCCTGCCTGACGGCACGTCCGGGATCACCGACCAGATTTCCCAATTGCCTTACGTCTGGCCGGTGCTGTTTGCAGCCTGCGCCTTCTGGGCCCTGTATCTTGGTTGGCGCTATCGCGATGTCATCGCCGCCAAGGTCCAGCATGTCACGCCGCGCGCTGCGGCATATCTGAGGAGTTTCTGATGTCCGCTCTAGCTGCTCTCGCCGGCCAAGCTGGCATCAAGATCGTTTCGAAGATCCTCTAAAGACAAACTTGGCGGTGGCGCCGGTGATTTGGCAGATGAGGTGCTAAGCGCCATCGCCGAGCAAATCGGTGTTCCGGTCGACCAACTGGATCAGGCCGCGATCGATCAACCGCCCGCCGTGGTGGATGCATTGCGCAACGTCGAGGCTCGTACACCCGAATTGATCGCACTCTACGCAGCTGGGCTCGAGTTGCAAAAAGCCCAGATTGAGGCCGAGACGGACGAGCCCATCTGGATGCGGGCCTGGCGCCCCGGCGGCATGTATATGATCGGGTTCTTGTGGCTCTGGAACGTGGTCATCCTGCACGTGGCCAACGCGGCGTGGAAGACCGCTCTGCCGCCAGTTCCATTTGAGCAACTGATCCAGCTTTCCGGCCTCTATATGGGCCTCTACATGGGCGGTCACACGGTCAAGGATGCACTTTCAAAGTGGTCGGGGGCAGCGAAGTGACAGATACTCCCACCCACTTTGCGGACAGTTTGAGGCATGCGCACGCCCGCATCGATCAGCTTGATGGCCGCGTGAACAGGCTCGAGATAAACGAGGCGGGCATGGCTCAATGGCGCGAAAATACCACGGAGAAACTGGATTCGATTCAACAAGGAATTCAGTGGATCTTCCGGTTGATCATCGGCGGCCTCATCACCGCTGCCATCGCATTTGTAATTGCAGGGGGGCTGAATGGCGCTCAATAAAGAAGAGCAGCGCCGCAAGGCCCGCTCCCACTATGTGTATCGGCGCATGACCGGTGCTACCATTGCCATGGAACTGCTGATCAGCCAGGCGACTTTCGGGCGCTGGAAGAAGGTCGCAAAGCAGGCGGGCGACGATTGGGATATCGCGCGATCGGCATCGATCATTGCGGGGGAAGGCATTGAAACCGTCGTCTCATCGGTACTCGAAGACTTCATGATCATGGCCCAGTCGCTGCTGGACGAGATCAAGAATGGCCAGCTGCCGATGGAACAGAAGGTCAAACATCTCGTCGCCTTGGCCGATGCCATGACCAAGATGACCGCGTCCGCAGGCAAGCTTGCCCCTAAAATCTCGCAACTCGGTGTCGCCCAGGACGTGATGCACCATTTGCTGGATTTTGTACGCCAGAATTTCCCGCAACATGCCGCGGCAATCCTTGAGATCATCGAACCCTTCGGTGAACGCCTGACCGGCCTTTACACCTCATGACCCGGCGTCCGCAGCTGAAGGCTGCCGTCAGCGCAAGGGACTTTCGAGAATCGCTGGCCAATATGGCGGGCGATTTTTCCCGCTGGATCGAGTTGTCGGTCTCTGCCTTCCCGGCGGACCCGCAGGCCCGCCGCGACCGTCTCGCGCGCGCACAGGACCCGGACAGCGGCTTTCAGTATTTCATGGAAACCTATCTGCCGCACTATGTGCGCGGCGATCACAGCCTGTTTCATCAGCACATCTTTGCCCGGGTGCCCGAGATCCTCGCCAGTGACAAGGGTGTGCGTGATCTGTTCATCGCGCCGCGGGGCAGCTCGAAATCCACTCATCTTTCGCTGGGACTTGCGCTGTACTGCATCGTGCGGGGATTGAAGCGCTACATTCTGGAGGTCTGCGACGTCTATTCGCAGGCCGCGTTGTTGATCGAAGCGATCAAGGCCGAGCTGACAACCAACCCGAGGCTGCAATACGATTTCGGCGATGTCTGTGGCGAAGGGCGGGTCTGGCGCGAAGGCGAGCTGGTGACGCGCAACAACATCCGCATCGAAGGCCTCGGCGCCGGGCAGAAGATCCGCGGGCGACGTCATGGCCCCTATCGTCCCGACCTGATGTTCTTTGACGAATCTGGAAAACGATGAGGCCGTGAGGTCGCCCGAGCAGCGCAAGAAGCTGGAAAGCTGGATCTATCGGGCGGCCCTGAAAGTTGGCCCGCCCGATGGCTCGATGGACGTGATCTGGGTTGGCACTGTGCTGCATTTCGATGCGGTGCTGGTGCGCGCCGCAAAATCGCCGGTCTGGCGCGTCACCGAGTTCCAGGCAATCGTCGCCTGGCCGGACCGGATGGACCTGTGGGACAGGTTTGAAGAGATCTTCCAGAACGAAGGCGAAGTGCCCGCCCGCCGCTTCTATGAGGCGCATAAGCCTGACATGGATAGGGGCGCGGTGGTCAACTGGCCCGGGGTGCAGCCGTTGATTGCTCTGATGCTGGAACGCGCGGCGAGCCATGATGCATTTCAGAGCGAATACCAGAACAAGCCGATATCGGAAGGCAACCCGTTCGGCAAACTGATCTTCTGGAACCTGAAGGCGCCAAATCTGGTGTTCTTCGGCGCGATTGACCCCTCGCTAGGAAAGGCCAGCAAGGGGCGCGATCCCTCGGCGATCCTGATCGGCGGGTTCGATCGGATTACCGGCCGGATGGATGTGGTTGAGGCCTCCATCCGCAAGCGACTTCCAGACATCATCATCGCTGACGCTATTGCCTTGCAGCGCGAATATCGCGCGCTCTTGTGGTTCGTCGAGGCGGTGCAATTTCAGGAGTTTTTGCGCACGCAGTTGATGATGGAAGCAGCCAAACAGGGCGTCGGCATCTCGGCTGTCCCGATTTCCCCTCATGCCGACAAGAACCTGCGGATCGAGCGGCTGCAGCCACCCGTGGCCGCCGGGATGATCCGGTTCCATCCGGCCCATACCACTCTGATCGACCAGCTGCAGCAATGGCCGAATGCGGACCACGACGACGGCCCGGACTGCCTGGACATGCTGTGGCAAAACGCCCTGCACTATTCCGGGGGGCAAGGGGGCGGTTCCCTGGGCGGCATCCTGACCGCCACATCTGAAGGCAGCAACCGACTGGGGGATTACAGGCTATGAGCCGGAAGAAGAGCCGTACCGACAGCGCCGCGACAGAGCCGCGCCCGATCCTCGCCCCGCCCGCACGGGCGCTGATCGCGAACGCGACAAACGATATCACCATCCCGTTCTACTCGGGGGTGCTGCAGCACGCGGACGATACGCTCATCCAGCGCGGCGGCGGGATCGGTCTCAAGATCTATGATGAGATCGAGCGTGACACCCATGCGTTTGCGATGCTGCAAAAGCGAAAGAAGCATCTTCTTGCGCGCGAATGGATGGTCGAAGCCGCGTCGGACGATCCGCGCGATATCGAGGCCGCCACTGTGGTCCGCTCCATTCTCAGGGTGCTTCCGTTCGATCGTATCTGCGAGGACCTTCTGGACGCCACTCTGAAGGGCTTTGCCATCTCCGAGATCGTCTGGGCCCGGGCCGGTGACCGGATCGTGCCGGCACGCATCGTGTCACATGATCAGCGCCGCTTTGCCTTCGACCAGGACTGGAAGCCGCGCCTGTTGACCTGGTCGAACATGCGCGACGGGATTGAGCTGCCCGAGCGGAAATTCATCGTTCACCGGCATGGTGTCAAGGGTAACAACCCCTACGGCCTCGGCCTCGGCACCCGCCTGTTCTGGCCGGTTCTGTTCAAGCGGGAGGGCGTCGCCTTCTGGCTGCACTTCCTCGAGAAGTTTGCAGGCCCCACCGTGATTGCCGAAACACCCTACGGTACCGTCACCGAAGAACAGCGAAACCTGCTCAACAGCCTCAAGGACATTCGGACCAGCTCAGCGATGGTGGTTCCGGTCGGAACGGGCGTCAAGTTTCTGGAGGCCGCGCGCTCCGGCTCGGTCACCTACCAGAACTTTCTGGACTATTGGGACAAGCAGATCGCGATCTGCGTCAATGGCGAAACCCTGACCACCGATATTGGTTCGGGCGGCTCGCGCGCCGCCTCCGAAACCCACGCCGACATGCTGGCGATGCTGGTCGACAGCGATGGAGATCTTCTCTCTGATAGTCTGCGCGAGCAGCTGATCGCCTGGATTGTCGATTACAACTGTCCCGGCGCCAAGACCCCAGGAGTCTGGCGTGTGCGGCCCGAAAGCGAAAAGGAAAAGGCGGCGGCGCGCAAGTCCACCGCCGATGCCGCCCTGGCCTCTGCCGCCGCTCTGACCGACGTCCTGATTGCCGCCGCCAATATTGACGACGACGATCAGGCGCGCGATTTCCTCACCTCGTTCGGCCTGACGAATGAAATGGAAGAGGCCACGGTCAATGCTCTGATCGGCGCCCGGCGCGGGTTCGTCGAGGAGGGTGACCCGAAACGCCGCCTGCATCCGGGGCAGGATCGCCCCCCGGCATTCGCTGCCGATCTGCTCAAAAAAAAAGACCATGATCACCTCTGCTTTGCCTCCGGCAGCCTGATCGACAGGCTGGGGGATCAGCTTGAAGCGCAGACCGAAGCGCATTTTCGCAAACGTCTGGCCGCCGTCAGAACCGCGATCGCCGCGCCGGATTTTGACGCCGCCGCGCGAAACCTGCTGGCTCTGGCCGCCATCTGGACGCCCGATGCGCTGGCCACCCAACTCGAGCACGCGCTGACCCTGTCGGCCCTAGAGGGGCGCGAAGCCGTGTTTCGCGATGCGGAAGGCGAGGCGGTGAGCCACGCGGCGGAGGTTGTCAGCCAGCCATTCCTTGAGCAGATCGAGTTTCTGCGCCAGAAGCGCGCGAAGCCGACCAAGGCCTGGACCGATGCGATGTATGGCATGCACGACCGTGCCTTTGTCGTGGCCGGTGCCACGGATATCGCCCTGGTCGAAGACTTTCAGAAAGCGATCATCCGCAGCGCCGAGACGCAAGACATCCGTGAATTTGCGGCGACCTTCGATGAGTTGGTCGAGAAATACGGCTGGTCCTACAACGGCGGTCGCAACTGGCGCATCCGGACGATCTTTCGCACCAATATCCGCACGAGCTACATGGCCGGCCGTCTCAAGCAGATGCGCGATCCCGCTGTGATCAAACTGCGCCCCTACTGGCAGTATCTCCACGCCGACATCCGAGAGCCGCTGAACCCCCGCGAACAGCATGTCGCCTGGGACAGGATGGTGCTGAACTGGGACGATCCCTGGTGGAACACCCATTTCCCGCCGAACGACTGGCTCTGCTCTTGTGGCGTGAAGACACTTTCGCGCGGCGATCTGCGGCGCCTTGGAAAAGCCGGACCGGACAAAGCGCCACCGATCGTGACCAGACCCTACACGCACGAGGCTTCAGGCGTTACGGTGGAGTTGCCCGAAGGTATCGGCTACGGCTGGGACTACATGCCCGGCGATGCCTGGGAACGCGGCCTCGTGCCATCGCAGCTGCTTGATGAGGCGGGTGGCCTGTCTGCGGTTCGCCAGCTCGTCGAGATCGACACGCCCGCACCTCTGGAGGATCTGATCGCGGCGGCCCGGCCGTTTGTGTCGCCGCGCCTGGCGTCCGATCTGCCCGCCGACGAATTGCTCCGCGCCTTCATGGAGATGTTTGACGCGACACCGGATCAGGCGGTGCTGCATGAGGATCAGGCCGGCGGCCGGATCCCGATATCTGCCGACCTGTTTCGCGCCAGCCGCACCGGCGAGCTGAAAATTGGCAAGCGTGATCGTTCCCCGTTCCTGCTCTGGCTGGCGGAGACGATCCTGGAGCCCGATGAAATCTGGATCGGTCTCAATGAAAAGCCCAACCCGACTCAGCGGTGTCGTCGAGGATGTTGTCGTTGACCGCCGCTATCTGCGAACCGACGGCACTTATGGGATGATGGTGGTCTTCGAAGCGGGGGCGAAGCGCTGGGAGGCCGTGACCGCCTATGGCACCACCGATCACAAGGGCCAGCCGTCCCTGAGGCTTTGGCACAGGCGGCGCGGCGGCAAGTTGCTGTGGAAAAGAAAATGACGGCCGTGGTGATACGACCGCCGCGCCGGGTCTCTAGCAGGAGCATCACCGCTCATCGACTACCCAGCACAATGAATATGGACTGAAGCGGCGAGGAATTCAAGATGACCGGCATCAGCTACACGGTAACGATCGACGATGAAAAGGCCCGCCAATACCTTCAGCGCCTGGTCGCCAAGATGGAAAATCCACTCGGATTCTACCAAAGCGTCGGCGATCATCTTTCCGGGGCGACCGGTGAGAATTTCAAACGTGAAACCGCTCCGGATGGAACAGCCTGGACGCCGCTGCAGCCATCGACGCTGCGGCGCAGGATCAAGAAGGGCAATCCCAAAACCGATATATTGCGTGTCTCAGGAGGTCTGGCGGGATCGATCAACGCGCGCCCGTCGAATACTGAAGTGCGCATCGGGTCGGCCGTGCCCTACGCCGCGATCCATCAACTCGGCGGAACGATCAATCGACCCGCGCGCCAGGGCAAGCTGTTCAACAGATCTGACGTCAAGGTACGCGCCTATACGATCACGATTCCCGCCCGCCCCTACCTCGGGGTATCGAAGGACGATGAACGGATCATCATCGAGATCGCGGATGAATGGTTGCGGGGCGAATGAGGTTGCGCAATGAGAGCGCCGCTGGCGCGCCCTGGCCGGCTTCGTGGCCGCTTCCCCGGAAAAAACCGAGATGGCGCGTTAAGACCCCGTTAGAATCAGCCGCAGCACCCTTTGTGGGTCACCGCCGCGCCCTGATGACGTAATCCGGTCTTGAGTGCCGCCGCAAGCTGGCGCATGCTGCCCCCAGCCTCAGCCCTGCAGCCCGCCCGGACATCTGTCCGGGCTTTTGCTCTTCCAGCTCGCGCCATGGTGCCTCCATCAATCGACCCGGATGGACCCCGTTAACCGAACTGGATGGACCGTGTGACAACTGCCGCCCCTCAGACCGCCGCTCAGACCGCGCGCATCGAAGTGTTCCGCCCTGGCACATTCACGCCGATGGAAGGCACCGCGCTGACCTATTCCGCCGCCGACCTGAAGGCCGTGGCGGATGCCTATGATCCCGAGACCGCGCCCGCCCCGATCGTGGTCGGCCATCCAAGCACGGATGCGCCCGCATTCGGCTGGGTGAAGGGCTTCGATTTCGATGCCATTGCCGGCCGGCTGTTTGCCACGGTGGGTGACATCGACCCGGCGTTCTCTGACGCAGTGAAGGCGGGGCGCTACAAGAAGGTGAGCCTCAGCTTCTTCCGGCCCGATCATTCCGCCAATCCGGTGCCTGGGACCTGGTATCCCAAACATGTCGGCTTTCTCGGCGGCGCGGCCCCGGCCGTGCCGGGCCTGCGCAACGTGCAGTTCTCGATCACAGCGGACGAGGCGGCAACCTTCACCGGCGACTTTGCCGGCCGCCCCGGCGAGGAGACGGCCAGCATCCTGCGCCAGCTGCGCGAGTTTCTGATCGAGAAGTTCGGCATCGACGACGCGGACAAGGCGCTGCCGTCCTACCGGATCGAATGGCTCGACGAGCTTGCCGCCGAACCCGAGCCGCGTCCGGCTTTTGCCCACCCCACCATTCCCCTCAAAAAGGAGGTCCCCGTGACCAAAACGCCAGATCCGGCCTTCGCCGAACGCGAGGCAGGCCTTTCCGCCCGCGAGACCGCGCTTCGGGAACGCGAAAGCCAGCTTGCCCATGCCGACAACGTCGCCTTCGCCGAAGGCCTTGTCGCCGAGGGCCGCCTGCTGCCCGCTTCGAAAGACAAGGTGGTCGCCATTCTTGACGCGTTGCCGGGCGACGCTTCCGTCGCCTTCGCGGAAGGTGCCAGCAAACTGTCGCCCGCCGACGCGGTCCGCGCCGTCTTGAAAGAGCAACCCAAGGCCGTGTCGTTTGGCCAGCTCGATCTGCCCGCCGCCGGCAAGTCCGATACCGCCGCGTTTGCCGCCGACGGCAAACCTGTTGATGCCGCCCGGCTTGAGCTGCACCAGCGCGCCCGCCACCACCAGCAACAAAACCCGACCGCGAGCTGGCTTGACGCCGTGCGCGCGGTTTCCTGATCGGAGATCCCCCCATGGCCCCGTTGCCCTATTTCCAAGACGTCCTGACCCTGAGTGCTACCGCAACGGGTCTTGTTGCCGCCAATGACCTTGTCGGCTTCGACGATGCGAAGGTCGCGGCAGATGATGCCGCAGTCAAAGGCGTCGCAAAACACCCCGCAACCGAGATCGGCATGCAGATCGGCGTGATCGCGATCGGCGTAGCCCGCGTCAAGGCGGTTGGCGTGATCACNGTCGGTGCCCCGCTGATCTCCGCCGCAGCCGNCGGCGTCAAGGTTGCTGGCGCCACCCCCGCCAATGCGTTTGCCACCGCCCTGACGGCCGCCGGCGACGGCGAATACGTCGAAATCCTCATCCGCTAAGGAGCCGCCCATGACTATCTTGAACCAGCGCACCGCCGCTGTCGTCGATCCGATCCTGTCGACCCATGCCCGGGGATACCGCAATTCGGCCTTCATTGCCGCCGCGCTGTTTCCGCGGGTGACCATTCCGAACCGCTCGATGCGCGTCATCCGGTTCGGTAAGGAAGCCTTCCGCATGCTTAACACCCGCCGCGCGCCTGGCGCCGACAAGAAGCGAGTGCAGTATGGCTATGCGTCCGACCCTGTCGCGCTGATGCAAGATGCGCTCGAAGGCGTCGTGCCGATGGAACATCAGGAAGAGGCGCTGAGCATTCCGGGTATCGACCTGGGCGAGGGGGCCGTGAACATGGTGCTTGATGCCATCGACCTCAATCTCGAGTTCGAATGCGCGACCATCGCCCGCACGCCTGGCAACTACGATGCCAATCACAAGCTTGCCCTGGCAGGAGCGGATCGCTGGACCGATCCCGCCAGTGACCCGTCAGGCGATGTCGATGCGGCCAAGGAGGCAATCCGCCGTTCGATCGGGCGCTACCCGAACGTCCTGACGCTGGGCCCGAATGCCGCCAATGCGCTCAAGAACCACCCCAAGGTCAAAGAGCAATTCAAGTACACCTCGAAGGACTCGGTCACCGTCGACATGCTGGCCGCGTTCTTCGACGTGGAAAAGGTCGTCGTCGGCAAGGCGGTCTGGCTGCCGGACAATGCGGCCGATGAAGCGCTGGCCAGTGATGTCTGGGGCGACGATGCGATTCTGGCCTATGTGCCGCAGACCGGCGACAACTTCCAGGTGCCGGCCTTTGGCTACACCTACGAGTTGCGCGGCTATCCGCAGGTCGAGCAGCCGTATTTCGAGCGCTCCAACGACAGCTGGATCTACCCGACCAAAGTCGAGCGTCGCCCCTATCTCACCGGCGCCGAGGGCGGCTTCCTGTTCCAGAACGCCGGCACCTGACGGAAAGGGGAACGAGATGAACGACAAGGTAACCGTCACGCTGATCGGCCCGGCAAAGGTCGGCGGCAAGCGTCACCCGGTCGGCAAGGTGCTCGAGGTCGACACCGATATCGCCGGGCAGCTGACTGCGGCGGGCGCTATCGGGCCCGTCAGCGGGTCCGAATTCGCCAGAACCGTGGCTGGTGTCGCTGTCGGCCTGGCTGACGCTCTGGGTATTCTCGGTGCCAGGGCCGAAAAAACCGGCATCGCCGCGCCCACCCCTGAGAATACCCAGGGCGCCGAAGACCGCCTCAAGACCGAACCGGTCAACCAGGACAAGGCGCAAGACGAAGCCCTGAACACGAAATCAGGCAGCAAGAAGAAGGGCTGAGCCCTTCCTGCCCGGGGGCGGCGCACCGCCCCCGGGATCCCTTTCCAGTAGGTGATCGCATGACACAGCATCAAGGCCTTCCCGTTTCCGGCTACCAGCCGCAATCGAACGCGGCGGTTGCAGCCGTACAGGCCAACAAGGGGATCGAAGAGCGCGTTCTGCGGCTCCTGGATCAGCTGTCCGGGGATCCTGACACGGACAAGCGCTGGCTGGCCATTGGCCGCACCGCAATCGAGCAAGGCTTCATGGCCGTCAATCGCGCTGTGTTCCGCCCCATCCGCGCAGGTCTGCCGGAGGATCAGGGGGTGGATGATGTCTGACGCCACCCACAATATCGGCGCCGAACTGCGTCAGTTTATTGAGCGCTACNAGCATCTCGAGGCCGAGAAGAAAGACATCACCGAGCAACAGGCCGAAGTCATGTCCGAAGCCAAGGGCCGCGGCTACGACATCAAGGTGATGCGCAGGCTGTTCGCCATGCGCAAACGCGACCGAAACGACCTTGATGAGGAAGAGGCGATCCTCGATCTCTACAAGGCCGCGCTGGGGATGGTATGACCATGGCCTATGCCACCGAAGACGATCTGATCCATCGCGCCGGAATTTCCGAGATCACCCAGATTGCCGACCGCAACGGCGACATGATCATCGACCCCGAGGTGATTGCCGCCGCGCTGTCCCATGCCGATGCCACCATCAATGGCTATGTCGGCGCGAAATATGACCTGCCGCTGCTCTTTGTCCCGGATCTGCTGCGCACCTGGGCCGTGTCGATCGCGCGCCATGTGCTGCACCGCGACGGCGCCCCCGATCATGTCGCCACCGATTACAAGGATGCGATCACCGGGCTGAAGGATGTGGCACGCGGCCTGATCGCGCTGCCCGATGTTGCTGGCAATACCCCGGCCTCCGCGGCCGGCGTCCATATCGCCTGCGCACCGCCCGAGGTATTCAGCGCCCGGAACCTGCGGGGCTGGCGATGATCGGGGCGGTGGTTCAGCGTCTGATGGCCGCCGCGCCCGCCTTGGCCGAGGTGCACGTTGCAGAGGATGTCGAAGCACTGTCGAAGGGTGTGGCGGCCTCTCATGGCACGGCTTTCGTGATCCCCTACCGGGAACGCGCCCGCCCCAATACCCGTGCGACCGGCGGGCATCTGCAAACCGTCCAGACGCAAGTTCTCGTCGCCTTCGTGGTGCGCCACCACAACGACACCCGTGGCGCTGAGCGCGCCGCCATGTTCGACGGCTTCAAGAGATCGATCGAGGGCGCTCTGGCGGGGTGGGTTCCTGAGGAATGCGAAGACCCGTTCGAATTGGTGGCCGGCGAAAGCAGCACCCTGGGAACCGGCGTCAGCATTTATGTCCAGACGTGGGAAACCACGCGATTTCTGACGGGAGACTGACATGAAACGAAACGATATCGGTATGCCGCTGCCTGCCAGCTTCGAGGAGATCACCCGCGCGCTCAATGAGGTAAACCTGCCCATCGACGATGCGGCGGCTGAGATCTTCTACAGCGAAGAAAATGACCCGCTGTTCAGTGGTTGGTGGGCAGTGATCGCAGATATCGACAATGGCGATCCCTTCGTCTGCACGCTGGGCTGGGCCGACAAGGCCGTCCTGATCGAGGGCCTCAAGGCGCTCGGCATTTCCAGCATCACCACCGAGGACTGAACCGTGAGCAAACCGACCACCGGCGGGCGTTATGTCCGCGATCCCGAGACCGGCATCCTGACCAAGGCCAACGATCCGGCCGAAACGTCGGCAACTGCTGACACTGACCACACCGTGGCCATGCCGGCACCGAAAGAGCCGCGCCCCGCCAAGAAAGGAAACTGACCATGTCCATCCGTCGCTGGCGCAAGCTTGCAATGCTGCACAAGATCGAGACCGTATATGGCACTGACGCCACCCCGTTGGCGGCGGATGCCAGTCCTGGGGGTCAATGCCAGCTTCACCCCGATGNAGGGCGAGGAAATCTCGCGCGATCTCCTGCTGCCTTACATGGGCAACCAGGGCATCATTCTGGATGGGCTTTACGCCAAGCTGGAGTTTGATGTCGAGATCGCCGGTGCCGGGGCTGCTGGCACTGTGCCGAAATACGGCTCGCTGCTGCGGATTGCCGGAATGGCAGAGGTGGTCAACGCCGCGACCTCGGTCGAATACAAGATCGTCGAAGATGCGGTCGAATCCGGCTCGCTCTACTTCATCTCAGACAAGGTCCAGCACGTTTTGCTGGGCTGCCGTGCCTCGGTGTCGATGAACTTTGCCCCGAAGGCAATCCCGCGCTTCCGCTTCACGGTCACCGGCCTGCTGGGCACGATCACTGATGTCGGCACAATGCCGGCCGTCACTCAGGCAGGATGGACCACGCCGCTGTCGGTGTCGAAAGCCAACACCACCATGGCGCTGCACGGCTGGGCCTCGGTCGCCGAAAGCCTGGCACTTGATCTTGGAAATACCGTGACACCCCGGTTTCTGATCGGCGACGAGGCGGTGATCATCTCTGATCGCAGCAGCTCCGGCACGGCTGTCGTCGAGGCGCGCTCGCTTGCCACGGTCAACTGGTTTGATCTGGCCCGTCAGCGTACGCGTGGTGCCCTGTCGCTCGTCCACGGCAAGACCGCCGGAAACATCGTCGACATCACCCGCCCCCGCTGTCGAAATCGGCCGTCCGACCCAGGGCGAGAAAGACGGCATCGTCAATTATTCGCTGCCGCTCGCGCTTTGCCCCGATACCGGCATGGACGAGCTCGAAATCACGATCCGCTGATCGCGCCACACGACCCTGCCGAGGAGGCTCCGATGAAGTTCAAACTCACTCCCATCCATCGTTATTGGTGGCCGGTTCCGGTCTCCATCCCAAACCCAGACGCGCCGGGTGATTTCGTGACGCAGGTGCTGAAAGTGCAGTTCGAGGCCCAGAGCCGGGAAGACGCCCTGGCATCGCAAGAACGCTACGCCAAGCTGAAAACGGTGCGGGAGCGGGCATGCCACGAACATGACGAAATGAAGGCGATCGTCAGAAATTGGGATGACGTGGTCGACGATGACGGTGGCGCGGTTGCGTTCAGCCAGGACGCGCTGGAGTCCGCGCTGCAACAGGCCTGGTTCCGCAAAGCCCTCTATCTGGCCTATGCCGCCAGTCTCAACGGCGAGGAACCCCGACTGGGAAACTGAAAGCGGCGGCCCGGGCCTGGGCGTTGTCCTGGACCGGGCGCGCCGACCAATCACAGCCCGTCGCAATCGATGACGACATCGCAGCCGAATTCGCGGCAATGGGGGCCACGGTTCAGCCGGCCGATCATCAGGAGCAAAGCGAGGATTTCGAGGTATGGAAGAAAAACTGGCCCAGCCTGGTCGCCTTTCTGGCCTGCGAGACGCAGTGGCGGGCCATCGCGGGACTGGAGCGTATCCACTGGCTGGGCCTCGATTATTCGGCGGTCGATGTCGTGCTGCGGCGGCTGAAGTCGCCCAAACGCGTGTTCCGAGATCTTCAGGCGATGGAGCACGCCGCATTGTCGATCCTCAATGAGGTGAGCCATGGCTGACGGATCTTTCAACATCGACATGGTTTTCCGCGCGAACTCGGCGGCGGCTGTCAAGGCCGCCAACGAGGTCAAGGGGGCAGTCACTTCCGTATCGGACGCCACCGGGAAATCATCAGAGGCGACGGGTCGCGAACAATGCTGCGCTCGAAACGACTGCCACTTCCGCGCGGGCGGTCGCCGCGGCGGCGGCGGGCGCAGCCGATGCGACGAGCTATCTCGGATCAGCCGGCGAAGTCGCCGGAGAGGCAATGGGAAATCTGGCCGGCACTATCAGCGGCCCCGCCATGGTGGGGGCCAGCGGCACCGTCTCATCGATTGGCGCCGCATTCCTGGGCATGTTGAACCCGATCAGCCTGGCCGTCTCTGCGGCGAGTATTGCGGGGGCGGCAATGGCGCATTGGCTTTGGTCCAGCGCGACAGGTGCCGGGTCGCTGAAAGACGCGCTGGCCGATCTGGGGACCGAGGTTGAAGCCTATAGAAAGGCGGTTGATCTTGTAAATGCACCTACAGCGAAGCTTCAGGAGCGGTTCGGCGATGCCGCTGGACGGGCACGGGAGATTCTCGCCCTGTTGGCGGAGATCAAGCGGGGCAGCGTCAATGATACCCTGACTGATATGCTGGACAAGATTTCCAACCAGGGCGAGTGGGATATCCTTGATCGACAGCCCTTTGGAATCAGACAATGGCGGTGGAGCAAGGAACGGCCGCTGGATGACCTGAAAGCGGATTTTAGAGGTCTTGCCGCCGCAGACAACCTCGACAGCCAGATTGTCGCGGCCAACAAGCTTCTGGCAACTTACCTCCAGCTTGCGGACGCATCGGGATCACGCAATGAACAGGAGAAAGCGTTCATAAAGCTGCTGGGGGAGACCATTTTAGAGCTGGAGGCTCAAAAGGAATCCGAAAAGGTCAGCCCGCTCACCCGGCAACAGCAGCTTGGTTACGAATATTCGGCCCGCTCCCGTCAGCAAGCCGCTGGCGCACAGACCGAGGCGACGGGGCTTCTGGCCTCTCTTCAACAGGAAAACAGCTTGCGGGCGGCCAGTCTTCAGTATGGCGAGGGCAGCCTGCAAGTGGCCAATCTACGGGCCGATGCCGAGCGCAAAGCCTTCGAGGAGATGCTGGCCGGGCTGGATGTCGCGGAATCCACGAAGGAAGAGCTGCGCGCCGCATTCGAAGAGGGGCAACGCTTGGCCACGGCCGATATTGCCGGGGGCATTCGCAGCGCCGCCGCAGAAGCCCTCAACCTCGCCAACCGGTTGAACGCCGCAGTTGGCGCCGCGATGTCGCTGGCCTCCCAGGGCGGCAATGCGCTGCGAGAAGCCCAGCTGAAGAACGAGTTCAAGGGTGATCCGGTCCAACTGGCAAAGGAGCTGGCCGCCGCCCGCTTTGATGCATCGGTCAACCTGCCCGCCGATGCGGACCCGGAAATCCGCAATGTGGTGGAAGGCGAACGTCGCAAGACCGTCTCAAACGCCGGAGAGGCGGCCGAACTGGACCGCCAGACGGCGGCTTGGCAAGCTGCGCAAACGGCGGCTGCGCGTGGAAGTAGTGGACGGGGTGCGCGCCAGGAGAATGACAGTGTCGGCGATCTGATCTCAAGTCTGCAAGCCGAGGGTGATATCCTGCGCGAGACCGATCCGGTGCAAAAAGAGATGCTCCGCTACCGCGAGAAGCTCGCTGGCGCGACCGAGAAGCAGCGTCAAGAGGTAGAAGCGAAGATTGCCTCCAACATTGCCGAACGAATCCAGGTTGAGGCGCTGCAAGAGACTTGGGATTTTGTTGGCCAAAGCGCGCTCTCGGCGCTGGACGACATGATCGTCAAGGGCAAGTCGGCCTCCGACGTGGTAGCCAATCTGGCCTCGGCGCTGGCCTCGGCCGCGTTGCAATCAGCCCTGCTGGGCACAGGCCCACTGGCCAGCCTGTTTGGCACGGCTGGTACCGGTGGACTATTGGGCGCGATTTTCCCCGGCTCGATCCCCGCGAAAGCTGACGGCGGCTCGATCTCCGGGCCCGGAACCGGCACGTCAGATTCGGTGCTGATGTGGGCCAGCAACGGAGAGTTTATGGTCAATGCCGCCTCGACCGCCAGATATCGCCCGCTCGCTCGAGCGGATCAACGCCGACAAGACCGGCGCTGGCCTACCCCGATTTGCCACGGGTGGTGCGATCAGCCGGGCGGTGTCGCCAGCCTCATGGGCGGGGACCACTGCCCCTGCGGCGCAGGAAGGCGGGGGTCAGCGATCAGCGGGTCAAGGTTGAGGTCAGGCTGAGCGATGATCTGAATGCGCGCATTGATGAGCGCTCGCGCGGGGTCTCGGCCGAGGTCGTCAAGGGCGGCCTGGAACAATATGACCGGCAGGTTCTGCCCGCTCGGTTTCAACAGATCCGATCTGATCCGAGGAAGCGCTGATGGCCGTTATGACTTTCCCTTTGGGGCGCGCCGAGTTCATGGACCTGCTGCCGATCGCAGCGATGACCTGCGATTGCCCCGAACAGGTCGCTATGTCGCGCACGGGCTCGGGCGAGGTTTTGTCGGCCGACGTTGGGCCACGACTGTGGCAGGGTTCGATCGAGATGGACAAGGCTACCCATGCAGAAGTCGCGGCATTCCGGCCGCTCTTGAATCTTTTGCGGGGTGCGGGGCGGACATTCATGGTCAGTGATGTGACTCGGCCCTGGCCGCGGCTTGATCCGCGCGGCGATCTCTTGGGTACTGCTATTCCGAAGCTGGCCTCGGTTGCCGCCAATATGCGTGAGATCAGCCTGAAGGATTTGCCTGCGGGGTATCAGCTATCGCGGGGTGATCTCTTGTCTTTCAGCTATGGCGCGGCACCGATCCGTTATGCCCTCCATGAGTTGGTAGGCACCGCAATAGCCAGCGGAGCGGGAATAACCGGATTGATCGAGGTCAGCCCCGCGCTGCGGCCTGGCGCTGCGGTAGATGCCGTAGTCACGCTGGTCCGACCGTTCTGCAAGGCGATGATCATCCCCGGTAGCGTCGATCCCGGGCGGGCCCGTGCCACCATCACCGAGGNNATTGCCTTCGACTTCATTCAGACCCTGACGGTGACAATGCGCGATTTCAGCTCCGCGACGATCGAACACNNGATAGCCCGCAGTGGCGTAAAATCACGCCTGCTGTTCTGGATTTCAGCACGCAACCGCGAAACCGGTACCACCGAGACACTGGGGCTCTGGACCGGCGACGATTCCGAGGTCATCGAAATTGATGGCATAGCCCGCACCTACCATGGCGCCGGGTCTCTTTTGGGTGTCGATCCAATCGTCATGCAGGTCGGCGTGCAGGTGCGGATGCAGCGGGTGATGCTCTCGCCGCTCGCGCCAGAAGTTGCGGCGGCGGTGTTGGGATATGACGCGCGGCTGGCACCGGTGGAGATCCATCGCGCACTGTTTGACCCGGTATCTGGCCTCCTCATCGCGCCACCAGATCAGGTTTTCAAGGGCTGGGTCGATCAACTGGAGATGCCGGTTCCAGCCGTGGGCAGCGAAGGCATGGCGACCATGACGCTGGCCAGTTCGGCCCGGATCCTAACACGGACGTTGGCCAGCAAGTATTCTGACGCCAGCATGCAGATGCGTGGCGGTGACCGACTGTTTCGCTACGCCGATGTGTCTGGATCAGTTCCGGTATACTGGGGCGAAAAAAAGCACGCCGCCCAGAAATCGACGACAGACGGGTTTGGCGTCTGGCAGACGCGGAGCAGTGATCGATGAGCGCCCCCCGATTCCCCGATTGGCGCGTGCGCCTGCTGGCCTATCTAGCCGAAGTATCTCGGCGGCAGTTCGGCTATGGTAGTCACGATTGCGGGCTATTTGTCGCTGGCGCCATCGCCGCGATGACCGGCACGGATCCGGCGCAGCCCTGGCGCGGTCAATACAGTTCGTTGAAATCCGGTTTGAAACGGTTGCGTAGGGCCGGTTTTGCCGATCATGTCGCCGTCGCCGCCGCCATTTACCCAGAAATCCACCCGTCGCGAGCCGGTGTTGGCGATATCGCCGCTGTTGATGGCGATGATGGTCTGGCCGCGCTCGGCCTGGTCCAGGGCGAGTTGATCTACGTGTTGCGCCCCGATGGGTTGGCGACCCTGCCCCTGATTTCGGCTCGGAGGGCCTTTCGGATATGAGGATCCTGGCGTTAGCATTTGCGCTATTTCTGACGGCGTCTACCCCGGCCCATGCCGGACCGGTTGCGGCTGCGTTTACTGCCATCAGCGGCGCGATCACCGCATTTGCGGCGACCAGCACATTCGCCGCCTTCCTCGTTCAGACTGCATTCTCGGTAGGCATGTCGATGCTCGCACGGGCGTTGGCGCCGAAGGTGCGCGCTCCGGGGATCAAGACAGAGGTCACCCAGACCGGCGGCACGACACCGCAATCGTTCATTCTGGGCTGGTCCGCGACCGGGGGGCCAACTGGTTGCACCACCAATGAGCTATGGCAAGGTTGGATCCACACCGAACGCCTACCTAGTCTATGTCGTAGCACTGGGCAGCATCCCGGGGCAAACGTTGAGCCGCCTGATCGTCAACGACGAGTATGTGCCCGTGGACGGAGCGGTTGATGGCGATGGGATGACGGGGGTCACTGGCACCTTTGAGGGTTATGTCAGAGTGCGATATTACGACGGCACCCAGACCACGGCGGACCCGCTGCTGCTTGACAAATTCGGGGCTGATCCTGATCGGCCCTGGACGGCCGACATGATCGGCGCCGGCGTGCCCTATGCAGTTGTGGTGTTCAAATACAAGCGCGATATCTTCAACGGCCTGCCAACGTTGCGCTTTGAATGTGGCGGTCTCCCGCTCTACGACCCACGCGCCGACAGTACCGTTGGCGGGTCGGGTGCGCAGCGGTGGGTAGACCCCGCCAGTTGGGTCCAGACTACGAATCCGGCCGTGATCATCTACAACATCAAGCGCGGCATCCGGCTGCCGGATGGCAACATCTGGGGCGGCGAGAGCTCCGTTGAAGAGCTGCCGCTTTCCAATTGGTTTGCGGCGATGAACGAATGCGACGTGGCGATTGCGCTGGAGGCCGGCGGCAGCGAGCCGCAGTATCGGGCCGGATTCGAGGTCTCTGTGGATGAGGAGCCCGCCGATATCATCGATGAGTTGCTCAAGGCGTGCTCCGGCCAGGTGACTGAGATAGGCGGTACATGGAAGATCCGCGTTGGCGGTCCCGGACTGCCGGTCTTCTTCTTTACCGATGATGATATCCTGATCGATCAAGACCAGATGTTCGAGCCGTTCTCGGGCCTTGAAAGTACCTATAACGGTGTGCATGCCAGCTACCCTGAACCCGATAGTCTGTGGGAAAGCAAAGACGCCCCGCCGCGTTACGATGCCGCACTCGAACTGGCGGATCAGGGGCGCCGCCTGATTGCGGATCTGACCCTTCCGGCGGTGCCGTGGTCCACCCAGGTTCAGCGCCTGATGCAGGCCTATATCAACGAGGAGCGCCGATTCAGGCGACACCATTGTGCTCTGCCCCCCGAGGCAGCAGTTCTCGAACCTCTAGACACGGTCGCCTGGACCTCAGATCGACACGGATACGCCGCAAAGCAATTCGAGGTATTCGAGATCACCGACGATCTGGCGACATTGACCCAGACGACTGGCCTGCGTGAGCGCGACCCGGCCGACTATGGCTGGCTGCCAGGGGACGAGCTGCCGAGCGGCATTGTGCCGCCCGGCCTGACCGCCCCTCTCGCGCGCGTGGTGCCCGGATTTGCGGTTGTGCCAGGCTCCGTGACCGACAGCGATGGCATCGCGCGCCGACCTGCAATCGTGATGACCTGGACCGGCCAGGAGGCGGACGACTCGGCCGGGCTTTCGTGGGAAATCCGCGTCAAGGCGACCGGTGCCATTGCGGCGCGCGGTGCGACCTTCGCGGTTGCGGGAGGCCAGTTGATCGTCTCGGAGGGTCTGCTGCCGCTCACCGAATATGAAGTGCGCGCCGAGCTTGCGGTGGCGCTGGCAACCGCATGGACGGGTTGGTTGTCAGTCACCACACCGGACGTGCGGCTGGGGGCTGCGGATATATCGACTGCGGTTATGTCCGAGATTTCGGCGGCGCAGGTGGACGCGGATGCGGCGGCGGTGCAGGCAGCTGCGGCGCTGGTCAAGGCCTCGGCTGTTGAGGAGACATCGCAGAATGCGCTGGTGTTGCGGCCGATCGGTGGCACGGGTGCGGCGAATATCCGCATTGTCGAGTGGGCGGATGAGACCGGTGTCGGGTCGGCAATAGTGCTGGCCGGTGACAACGTGATTGCGCCAGGCACGCTCTCGGCACGGTCACTGGTCGTCCATGACAACTCGGCGGTATTCTCCGAGGTGTTCGAGACCACGGCGGCGCTGGATGGCTGGGAAAGCATCAATGGGCCTGGCGAGATCGCAGTGGTAGCGGCGTCGATCTCCAAGATGGGAGGCCATGTTCTGCGCGCAGGCGACAATGCCAGCAACGATCAGGTATGGCTCGTGTCGAAAACACTGATTCCGTTTGATCCAGCACGAACCTACCGCCTCAAGGCCGGGGTCTACCAACTGAACGGATCTGCCAACAAGGTCTACCTGGGCTTCTTGGGGGTCGCCGCTGATGGTGTGACCAAGGTCTCGAAGACTGGCTCGGACAGCTATACCTCAGGAATGCACTGGCACGGACAGAATGCCGGCACCCCTGCGGTCGCTGCCTATACCGAATATGCCGGTTATACCAAAGGCCACGGCGCGACAGTTGGCACGGGAGTTGCCGGCACCCTTGCAACGCCGGGTCAGATGCACCCTGACGTGCGCTACCTGCGCCCTGTCATTCTGGTGAACTACTCCGGTCAGACCGGAATGTGCGCCATTGACTATGTGCAGGTGGATACGGTCTCCGATGCGACGCTGATCGAGAATGGGTCGATCACGGCTGAGAAAATAGTGGCAGGCTCGATCACGGTGGACAAGCTGTCGGCTGGTGAGATCATCACTGGCGGCATGATCGTCGGCGGCGCGGTCTCCAAGGTCATCGTCAAGACAAAGGATAGCGGCAGCAGCCAGGTTATTTCGGCAAATAGTTGGTCCTCCGCAGCTATTGTCATCGACTCGTTTGCAACACCATTCATTCCGGAGATGAGTGGCGGTGGGCCGGTTGAGGTCACGTTCAGCGGCGAAGTAGCCGCTGTTACGTCAACGGCTGAATTAAAAATTGTTGTGGAAAAGTGGGTCGGTGGAATCTGGAGCCAAATTGTTCCAGCCGGCATGTTTTCAGTGTTTCATACTATCACCAGCGCGATGGGCACAAACGCCCACTTGTTCAGTTACTCGGTGATCTACTCAGATGGTTACGAGTTCAGTGGAACGCTACGCATCCGCGCCTATGTGACCTCAGCCGCACCGTTTTCGTCACATCGGGTGCGGATAGATGCACTGACAGTCATCGCGAGGCAGCTCAACAAATGACCCACCGATCCTACCTATTTCGTGTTTTTGCACTATGCGCCGCTGTTTTGGCAAGCCCCGCACGGGCTGACATGACCCCGAATCGGGTGTCGATGCTCATCGGCTCTCACCATGTTGGCGGCCTCGGGTTCGAGGAGCGCAACCCGGGTGTATTTGTGACGTGGGAACGGAGCCCGCTGGATTTCACAGTTGGGGCATATAGAAACAGCTATGGTCGCGGATCTGTCGCGGCCACTGTGGCGGTCCCGATATGGTCCAGAGCCAGCGCCGAAATCAGCCTGTTTGGCGGTGCAGCGTATTATCCAAAGGACGGGCGGCGGTTCGCTATGCACGCCGGGGATCTTGTGCCCATTGGTGGGTTGCAGATTAGGTATCGAAATCTGTTTCTGCAGGCGATCCCAGGCAACGGAAAGCACGTTGATGCGGTTATTGGGGTCGGTATGACCTGGGCGTTGACCGATGCCAAATAACCGTGCCATGTCGCCTGGCCCAGAAATCCGTGTGCGCCTGATTGGCCGCGACCGGCGGTTTGTGGGGCATGCGGTAGTGCCAGAGTGGGGGCCTGATGTCCTCAAGATCGGGCAGCGCCTGTTTTGCCCGGATCGCAAGGGCATCTACCGCGAGGCCACGATCTGGACTGATTTCACCGCTCTGCCATTTCCGGCAGCGCGATCGGGCGCGCCGCGCAAACGCCGTCTGACACCCCAAAGCCCCAAGGAGAGCTAAGTGATGATCATTCTGCCGCTCATCAAGACCGGTAACAGTTTCGCACTGCCGATCACGATTTCTGACGCNANTGGAGTGCCGGAGGATATCACGTCCTGGACCGTCAAGATGCAGGGCCGCTCGGCCGGCGTTGCCGCCCTGGCTGATTTCAGTTTCACCAAGACGGCTCCGACACAGGGCCGGGGTGAATTCGGCGCCGCACCGGCGGTAACGGCAGATTGGCCAATCGGACCAATGTTGGTGGATATCAAGGTGCTGACGCCTGCTGGGCAGGTACATAGCACTGAGACATTCCAACTGACCGTCGAGAGGAACATTGCGACATGAGTATTTCTGTGACGCTGCAACCGCTCTACGTCATCACATTGGAGCTGACCTCTGGGCCGATCCCGTTGCAGGTAAGCATTGGTGGCGGGTCGGGTGGTGGATCTGACGGGCTCAGTGCCTATCAGATTGCACTCAATGGCGGATTTATCGGCGATGAGGCCGCGTGGCTGGCGTCACTGGTTGGCCCGGCTGGTGCTGCCGGGGCCGATGGCGCTGACGGTGCCATTGGCCCGCAAGGCCCGGCCGGTGCAGACGGTGCTGCTGGTCTGCAAGGCCCGGCCGGTGCTGATGGTCCGCAAGGGATCATTGGCCCAGACGGGCTCAGCGCCTATGAGATCGCACTCAATGGCGGATTTGTTGGCGATGAGGCCGCATGGCTGGCGTCGCTGGCGGGGCCGGCTGGCGCTGCCGGGGCCGATGGCGCTGACGGTGCCATTGGCCCGCAAGGCCCGGCTGGTGCTGACGGCCCGCAAGGGCTTATTGGCCCAGACGGGCTCAGCGCCTATCAGATTGCACTCGATGGCGGATTTGTTGGCGATGAGGCTGCGTGGCTGGCGTCGCTCGTCGGCCCGGCTGGCGCTGCCGGGGCCGATGGCGCTGACGGTG